ATCTCACAATACTTTGTATAAGGTCCACCTAATATTTTCATATCAATATCTTTAATTAAAGAACGAGTCCATTTCTTTATCGCCTTTAAATCTTTAGGTGGCTCTAACACTTCAGCCCTTACTAATAAATGCTTATGCTTTAATACGTTTTCCATAAGTTGTTAATTCTTCTTTAAATTTATGTGTAATTTCTTCTACGTTAGGTTGCTTATTAACTTCAGCTAAGTATACATTTTTATTAGCATACTTAAATACTCTTAAACCTTTACCACCATTAGTATCTGAATGACACTCCCACTTATGAGAACAATATTGACAACCAATAGGTAATGATTTGTTTCCACCTTTTGTTTCTGATAACTCATAACATTTTTCAGGTGGTGTTCTACTTTCTAAAGTTTCTTTTAATCTTTTAATTAAAGTAGGAACATTAGGTTTAGCTAACTCATCAGGTTTATATAAACATATATCTCCTGTTGATTTATCTATGACTAAGAAGCCACCTTTATTTGTACCCATCCCTGTTTCATATCCTGATAACTGGGCGAGATAACCAAAGGGGTCATCGCCAACTAACTCTCCATTCTTAAATTTTTTAAATCCAAATGCTGAAGCTGACTTAACATCACAGACTTCTCCATCTACAACTGCATCTAAATGTCCTTTGATGTTATCAATCTCAACTTTCTTTTGCCTATGCTCAACCTTATGACCAGTTAGTTCAGCTAAGTATAAAATTAAATGTTCTAATATGTGACCATATAAAAATTTTAAATTTAAACTAGCATCATAATCTTTTGTTTTCTTTGGACTGTATCTATCATACCATAATTGTCTAGTAGGTTTACCTAATACAGACATTCTTAACTTCCCATCTTTTTCTCTGATAGGATTGTTCCATGAATTAAACGCTTCCTTAATATTATCAAGGAACTTATTCATATTTTCTTCTGTTACCTTGGCAGGTTTGCCATTTGATATACCAGCTATTAAAGATTTAATATCTACAGCTACTGTATCAATGCGTTTCTGCCCAGTTGTTTCCGACTTTATATTTTCCATCTAAAGGACACCTTATATTTAATTGTTTACCTGCATCTATAATTGATTGTACTGCTAACTTTCCAAACTCTTCGGCTCTACTTTCTTCAACCTCGTATTGAAATTCATCATGTACATTTACAACTGGAAATGCTTTTATTTGTTTTCTTATAACATTTTTATCTAGTAGTGTCAACGCTTTTTTCATAACACAACTACCAGCACCCTGTAATAAGGTATTTAAAGCGGCATGAGGATGCCTAATTATGATTCTTCTTTGGTCGAGTCCTCTAATCCATCTCTTTTTAGAAACTCCATCCACCTTTTCTCGTAAGCGTCTAAGACTTGGCGTTGCTCTAAGAAATTTTTCTTTAACTCTATCTCCATCTCTTTCATTACCTCCAATGATGCTTCCGATTTTTTTGGAACCTGCTCCATAGATGAATGCATATATGAAAGTTTTGCTCTCATCTCTCGATTCCAAACCAGCAGCAATTTGATTTGTAGTGTGTATATCTCCATTAACGATTTCATGTATATAATCCTTATCATTCATGTAGTGTGCTAACATTCTCAACTCAAGTCCTGATGCATCAACACCTACTAATTTATTTTTTTTATCAACCACCCATAATCCTCTACACTCTTTACCATAGGGAGAGTACACAGCAGGAACTTGAGCCATATTGGGCGACTGATGGCTCATTCTTCCAGTAATAGTACCATTGGTAATTACTTTGCCATGTACTCTTCCATCTTCTCTTGTCGCTTCAATCCAAGAATTAACTTGAGCAATTCTTTTCTGAAGTGTGAGAAACTTTTTAATCAAATCAGCTTCAGGAATATTTTTAATTTGTGATAAAACTTTTTCATCAACTATAGTATGTCCTTTCTCTGTTTTCTTTTTAGGTTTCCACCCAAGCAATACTAATCTCTCAGCTATTTGTTGACGTGAACCTAGATTAAATTCTTTATATTTAACTTTAATAAAAGGAACTCCCTTTACATATCCTCTTGTTTTATTATTAGACTTAGGAATAAATTCTGTTTCTATTTTTAATGGAGGAAATGTTTCTCTAACTTTACTTTGTAAGTTATTCATATCTTCTTGAAACTTTGCTTGTAACATATTGGCTTCTACTATATCTATTTTAAAACCACGTTCATGTTGCTTCTGTATAATCTTAGCAACCTCATGTTCTAATTCAATAGAATATCCAAAATCTTCTGTTCTTTTAATTAAATATTTATATAACTTTTGAGTTAAGTCTACATCATTACGACAGTAGACTAGCATCTCTTCACTAAAAAAATCAAACTGTTCAAAGTCTATTTTGTTTTTATCTAACTTTGTTCCCCAATTTTTTAATGAATGTCCACCCTCTATTACAGGAGATAATAGTCTTGATAGAATTAAGGTATCAGTTATCTTACAATGTTTAAATAAATCATAACCAAATATTTTATTTATAACTGGTATATCAAAACCAATTATGTTATGACCTATGACTTCATCAGTTTGTTTTATAAACTCTTCAAATCTATTTAACTTATCTTGTCTGAATTGATAGTAGGTATCATTATGTTTACAAACAATACACCATATCTTATCAGCAGTCATAGTAGTTTCTATATCAAAAACTACTTTATTAAAAGTCATCCGACTTTACCTCAGTTAATCTCCCTGTTTCTCTATCATATTTTAAATCACAACATGGACCAGTAATACCTGAGAATCTATTCTTTAATACTCTTATCCTAGTAGTATGTCGTATTTCTATATCATCGTGCTGTGCATCTCTCTCAAGCCCTATAACGATGTCACTTAGCTGACCTATAGAAGCTGAACCTCTTAGCTGGGATAGACTGGTTGCCGCACCCTCTTCATGTCCTTTACCATCAGGTCTTCTTAAGTGTGATACAACTATCATAGATACTCCAGTCTCTTGAACAAGAGTTCTAAGTCTAGTCATAATCTCATCTAATGCTCTTCGTTCATCTCCATGAGATTGGTCTGAAACTATAATACTAATATGGTCTATGATAATATACTTACAATCTAAACCTTTAGCTAAGAACCTAACTCTTGAAACTATATTGTCAATAGAGTTAGAACCAAAATGGTCAAACATATAAACTCTACCAGTACCAACTGTTGCATCAAAGTAAGTTGTCATTTCTTCTTTACTTACATGAACATCAGGTAAATGTAATCTTTGATTTGCTTCAACACTCATCAATCCTTTTGCAGTTATGACTGGTGTTTCTTCTAACATTAATAAACCAATCTTATCTTCAGTTGATTTTATAATGTGATGAATAACTTCTCTCATTACTTGTGTCTTACCTAAACCACTACCTGCAGTAAACGTCACTAACTCTGATGGTCTTAAGCCATAAGTTATTTTGTTTAATCCTTCAAAAGGATATTGAACAAATGATTTTGTAACTGGTTTAAGTACATCATCTAATAAAGTAGATGCATTTATAATTCCATCAGGTGCAAATTTCTTAGCATCCCAAAAAGTTTTGGTATATATTTGTATTTTATTTTGAGTTAAACAATCAGACGCATCTTTAAATCCTGTAGGTAAATGCATTACTCTACATTTTCCTGGAGAAAATAACTCTGCAACTTTCATAGCACCCTCAAGACCATGCTTGTCATTATCAAAATTAATTATAACATTTTCAAATTGTTCTAACCATTCTAAACTTGCTTTAATATCTTTAACTGCTGAAGCAATACCATTCTTAATACTTACAACTGGTGTGTGGTATGTTCCTTTCAACATCATTTGATATGCTGATAAACAATCTATCTCTCCCTCTGTTATGATTACATATTTATTTTTAGAAAAAAGATGTTGACCAAACAGTCCTGAGTTCTTTGTATTACCTACAATATTAAACTCTTTAAGTTTTGTATACCTAGTCTTTGTTGCAATCTTTGCTCCTTGAGTATCATGGTAAGGATAATAATGATTAGTAATAGTACCAACATCATCCATCTTAACAGTCACTCCAAACTTTTTACAAGTTTGTTCAGAAATATTTCTATCTATAATTTCTGCATAGTCTGATTCTTTAGTAAAGTTTTTAACTTCGTATTCGTGATTACCATTTGTTGCTGGTTGTGTTTCCATATTGTATTCCTTTATATATTTTTGACAAGAAAAACAATAAGCAGAGTTGTCTGCATTTACAGATACTGCATCTGTGCTTTCACATAGTGGACATGGTAAGTGATACTTAACAAATCCATTTTTATTTTCTTCCATTGTCGCCCTCATAATTGTTTATAATTCATTCTAATAAAAAAGGAGAGCCAACCCAACTACAAGCCGACTCTCCTTAAGGAGTAGAAAATGAACAGCCATTTTACGACTGAGTTACTATACTAAAAATCTTCCTTGATGTCAACACCATTAGAAGATTTACTTGCTCCCTCAACTTCAGGGAAGTCTTCTTTAGGTATGTACTCCACATGGTCAAGTACTTGTACTGCCTGTAAGTCCATGCCTTTACCTTTTTTACCTTTGAAATTCCAGTCATATGCTTTATACATTACTCTGACTTTACTTCCATTACCCACTATTTTATTTAGTGGATTTTTTTGGTCATCTATAAGATTAGGTTTGGTATTCTTATCCCCATTGTTCTTACTAACTTTTCTTTTAAATCTAAGAATGTTAGGGATTACTTCATCGTTGTGTTTTGTTTCTGCTAGTGTGTGTCCATTGTTTTTAAATTCTTCAGCAGTCTTATCGTCTACTGCTAAATCTATTCTCCACATTGGTTCAAACTTTTCATTGGCTCTATCTAGAGATGCCCAATAAGCAGTTCCTGTTACTATTGCCATATTAATATGTCCTTTTTGTTATAGTTTAATATTAGTTTTTTATACACTTTTTAATCATCGTTGTCAACACTTAGTTCATCTTTTATTTCTTCTTTTTTCTCCAATACTTCATCTATCTTTTCGTTTATTATCCGCTTAATCCTTGACTTTTTGACAGCATCAGCTTCTAATTCTTGAATTTTTTTACCCATTGAATGTACTTCAGTATTACATTGTTCTAATTTAATTAGAATTAATTTAATCTTAGAATCTTTTTCGTCACATAATTTAACTGCATCTTTTTTTTCTTTAGTTAAGTCTGCTATCTGTTGTTTTAATGATACAACTAATTCTTTTGTACTCATATATTATTTTCTTTTTTTCCTTTTATATTTTCTTTTCTTTATTACTTTGATTGGTTTTCTTATACAACTTATTAGATATATAAATAGATATATTAAAACGAATGTTAATATAACAGTAGATACTGCTAAGAAAAAGGATAGGTAACAAATTTTAAACACATCATTTTTTATGACTGTATTAATAACAATATTATTCTTTGGTATCTCTTTTGTGACTTCAGTTAGTTCTCCATTAAAGTCATGCATAATTACTGGCTCTTCAAAGTCATGCATAACTTTATTAGTAACAAAAACTTGTACCTCTTTAGCTTTAACTACATACTCATAAGCATGAGTTTTAATATCTTTTTTAGTTGTAAGTGTTGTTGCTAAATCTATACCACTATATGCTTTAGCATAAGCATTATTACTTAAAGCTAGACTAGACCCACTAGATACAATAGCTATATTACTACATCCAGTTAATAAAAAGAAACTTAGAATTATAATTAAATATTTTTTCATTTAAATAAACCTTGTTTTAATTCTCTTGCACTAACATACTTATTAAATTCTTCTCTACCATTCTCATCATCTAATTTGTTTAAGCAGTCATTACAAATCTTTATATTCCTATCCTCAATATGTCTCTTCATAGTACCACCATTTTTATTACAGTCACACTTGTGACATATATCTCTGAAGTTAACTCCACCATCCATCATACCCATCTTAATGGAAACTACAAAGGTAGTGTGTAAGAAACTTATTTAAGTTTTTATTTCTAAAAAGTTTTTTAGTATTTGCTTTCATTATTTTTCTATATTGTTTAATAATAAAAGAGGGTTCTAAATTTGAATGAGAACATATCTCATTAAAGTTTGTATCATCCATACTAAACCATGCTTTAGCATCCTTAACTATTGTAGTTCTATGTCTACCCCATGCATGGATGTCAACATCTAGTGCATCCATAATGGCTCTGACAATTATACTTCTGAATAAAAGGATGTTGGGTGTAATACTTCTTCCCTCACCTGTACCTGAATTATTGTGTATCATATTTTATTTTGTCGTCTAAATATTTAGCAACAAGAGTTGGCTTCTTAGATTTTACAACTCTCAAGTGAAACTGCTTTGTCTTCAATACTCTTGCTATTGGATTTCTTGATTTTATTTTTGTATGTTTCTTCATCAATTTCCTCAACAGTATTTCTGTTCCACTTTACTTCTTTGCCTATGATATTTGAATGTGCTGACCAGTCTAATTTTTCTTTTGCTTGTTCTAAAGTTGTTCCTGAATTGTAGTAGTCTTCAATACAGACATCTACATTAACCCAAGATTTTTTTAAAAAGAATTTATTAGCCATAGTCTTCAACAAAATGTTATTTAATATTATAATTAAGTAATTTATAACCACATCTTTCTGTGGTCGTAATACATAGTATATAGATTAAAACACTTGATAGGAACGTCTCTAAAAAATATTTATTTCCTAGCAATATCAATGACTTAGACAATGTTTTACTCCTTTTGTTAGTGTTAATAATGATAGCTTATGCTACCTGTTTTAGTATCTCAATGTATCTAGCATGGGCAGGTCTACGTCTTATATAACCTTTCCATTCTATATACCCTAAGAGGTTAAAGATACCACTCTTTGATTTAATATTCATAAATTTTTTCATCTCTTCAAAGGTCGGCATCAATTCATTTTCTTTAAAATATTTTTTAATATATTTAAATAACTTTAATTGTTTTGGTGTTAACATATTTCCTTTCTTTCATTGTAATGTTTATCTTATAACTCCATTATGATAACCTAACAGAATACTTATTAATGTCAAGAACATAAATAATAATATTAAATAATAAAATTCTTTCATTAAAAATTTGCATCTCTTAATCTACTAATCATCTCAGTAATTTGATTAGCTAATTTTTTATTATCATACTTAACTCTTAACAATTCTTTTTCATAGAAGATAATCTTATTCATCATTAAGGTATCGGCTTCTTTCTTTACAGCTTCTATTTGTTGTAGCAAAGATAACAGTTGCATAGAATTTTTATTTATTGCTTCAAAAAATATTGAGGTTTCCAACTCAGCTTCTTTTACTCTTGCCTTTAATGTATTAATTTCTTTTTTTAAATTGTTCATCTCAGGACTATTCAT